GAACGGATGGCCGCCACGTGTGTGAACGAGATTCAAAGCCCTATTGAGGGTTCTAGTATATATTGTACTCCAGTCTCCAATTGAATGAGCAAGTTTGAGCGAGTCTCCAATTGGAGTACACCCTTCTTATTACAAAAATGCCATCGGTTAGACGTTTTAGAGTTCAGTCCAAAAACTATTTCCTCACTTATCCACAGTGCTCTCTTAGCAAAGAAGAAGCACTTTCCCAATTACAAAACCTAGCCGTTCCAGTTAACAAGAAATATATCAAAATCTGCAGAGAACTTCACGAGAATGGGGAGCCTCATCTCCATGTGCTCATACAGTTCGAAGGGAAATACGTCTGCACGAATAACAGACTGTTCGACTTGGTCTCCCCATCCAGGTCAGCACATTTCCATCCGAACATACAGGGAGCTAAATCGAGCTCCGACGTCAAGTCCTACATCGACAAGGACGGAGATACAGTGGAATGGGGAGAATTCCAGATCGACGGGAGAAGTGCTAGAGGAGGCTGCCAATCGGTTAATGACACGTATGCCAAGGCGCTGAATGCCTCTTGTGCAGAAGAGGCGCTAAACATAATAAAGGAGGAGCAGCCTCAGCATTTCTTCCTCCAACATCACAATCTCCTGGCCAATGCTCAGAGGATTTTCAAGAAGGCTCCGGAACCATGGGTCCCTCCATTTCAACTTTCCTCTTTCACAAACGTCCCGGAAGAAATGCAAGAGTGGGCCGATGACTATTTCCGGAGGGATTCCGCTGCGCGGCCAGATAGACCATTGAGTATCATAATTGAAGGTGATTCAAGGACAGGCAAGACCATGTGGGCTCGGGCATTAGGCCCACATAACTACCTCAGTGGCCACCTGGACTTCAATGGTCGAGTCTATTCAAACGAAGTGGAGTATAACGTCATTGATGACGTCGCACCGCACTATCTAAAGCTAAAGCACTGGAAAGAATTGCTGGGGGCCCAAAAGGACTGGCAGTCAAATTGCAAGTACGGCAAGCCAGTTCAAATTAAAGGAGGTATCCCAGCAATCGTGCTATGCAATCCAGGTGAGGGTGCCAGCTATAAAGATTTCCTGGACAAAGAGGAAAACGCAGCGCTCAAGAGCTGGACCATCAAGAATGCGATCTTCATCACCCTCCAATCCGCCCTCTATCAAGACAGCACACAGGCAGGCTAAGAAGAAAGCCATCAGGAGAAGGCGGATTGACCTGGAGTGCGGTTGCTCCATATACTTCCACATAGGCTGCACAGGACATGGATTCACGCACCGGGGAACTCATCACTGCACCTCAGGCAGAGAATGGCGTGTATACCTGGGAGATCGAAAATCCCCTCTATTTCAAGATGTACAAAGTAGAGGAACCAGCGTACACCAACAGCAGGGTGTACCACGTTCAGATACGGTTCAACCACAACCTGAGGAGAGCGTTGGGTCTCCACAAAGCTTACCTGAACTTCCAAGTCTGGACGACATCGACGACAGCTTCTGGGTCAACTTATTTAGCTAGGTTTAAACATTTAGTTAACATGTACTTAGATCAGTTAGGCGTGATTTGCATAAACAATGTAATTAGAGCTGTTCGTTTCGCAACAGACAGATCGTATGTAAATCATGTACTGGAAAATCATTCAATAAAATTCAAGCTTTATTAATTCATGATCGAATCGTAAAAATAGATTCGGATCTTCAGAGTTGCATATACAGGATTAGACGCATGAGTACATGCCATATACAATAATAAAGCGTTCTCCGTGTGATTCTCGTACTTGCCAGCCTCCTGATGATTGTAGACCACATGATTGTTGACCTTCCAGAATCTCTTGACAATAGCCTGTTCATTGCTGGCATACTGGCCACCTGTCACCTTGCCATAGAACTTATGCATGACCTGGAAACGATCGCGGAGATCGTTCTTAACAGTGGCAGTGCTGGGCTCGTTGTCGAACATGTTGAACACCTGGCCAAAATCCATAGGCGAGCTATACGGTCTACGGTCTCGTACCAACCAGAACATGACGCTGTTCGTGTGGTTCTTGAGCTTGATATTCTCGTCCATCCAGATCTTCCCTAAAATGTACACAGACTTAACACAAAAACGCTTACCCACACGATGAGTGATGCCATTACCACGTGTCACATCAGAGATGCACATGACCTTGCCAACATGGGAGATGTCATGGCGCTGTTCATACGACTGGACTTTACAAGGCCCTTCACATCCTCTGGGCACATCAGGCGACCTCAAGGTCCGATAAATCCTGGGCTTCCTATACATGGGCCTGTTAACCCATTCAGAGGCCTTGTTGATTCTTGGCCCACTTCCTGAACGAGGAGAATAATTAGCATTGCGACTGACCTTGGAGGGTCCCGCCATCGAGCGCCACGGGAGATCGCGCTTAGGCATTTTGAGTTAAAGACAGTGGGCCAAGGGACCAATGGGCTTTTCATTTATAGACTACCCAACAACTTAGGCGGGAAGGAGTTCAACATATCTAAGCTCGTCAGACGCATTCCCATTGGTCGAGAGCGCGGGGGACCACCTTTAATTCTAAATTAAAGGACAAAAAGAGAGCGCGCGGGGGCCACCAGGGGGGCGGGGGCGCGGCCATCCGGTAATATTA